CGGTCGCCCACCGGTACGCGATGTACAGGCCAAGCGAAACGCTCTCGTCCAGCAGCTCCGTCCAGTCGGCGTGAGAGTTGAACGTCGTAGTCGTCGCCGGGGTGCCCTTCTGCGTGAACAGCAGGAGCAGGTCACCGGCCGCAATGCTGGCCGGGAGGTTGATCGGGTGGCTAGTGGCGGCGGTGGAGACTGCCGTCTCGTTCGTGGCCTCTACGACTGGCGCAGCCACGACTCAGAACCATCCCGCTACCTGCGCCCGCGGCCGACGCTGCTGCGCAGGGCCGCCTCCCCCGCCGCTCTCCGTCACGGTCGCCGCCAGGATCTTCGCGCGTATGCCGTCCGTCGACTCACCGGAGAACTTCGTGAATCCCACCGTCCCGGAGGTCAGGGCGCCCGCGCTGAACGTTCCCTGCGGCGTACCGTCCACCTCCCACGTGATGTCGCCTCCAGCCGCGATCAACGTGATCGTGTACGTCGTGCTAGTCGAGATGGCCAGCGTGTCCAGGTTGGTTTCCGAGCCGCCGATCACGGAGCTGAGCTGCAGGCCGACGTCGCTGAACCCGTTGTAGAACACGAAGAACCCATCGCCGTCTGTCTCGCAGCGGACGCCCATACCGATCGTGTGGTCCGCCAGCGTCGAGCCGGTGCGGATCTCGAACTCCAGCTCGTAGTCCGCTGACGGTGGCGTGTAGTCGGCGGTGTACGTTGCCGACAGGGAATCCGCGGCGCCGTAGAGTTGGCCGCTGCCGTCCAGCAGCAGCGCCCCCGTTCCGTCGCGGAGCGTGTGCCCGTGCCCGGAATCAGACGTGTACGCGGACAGGTTCGTGCTCGCGGTGCCGGTGAACAGGGCGCTGTACGCAGCCACCGGCTACCCCGACTCGTACGCGCCGATGTCGTAGACGCCAGCGACCGGCCGGGAGGTCCCGTCACGGTCGATCGTCGGCGGGTCGGTCGTGGTGCCTGCGTTCCTGGCCGGGGATCCGGACTGCGTGCGGAAGTTGAACACGTCAGGGTCCACGAACAGCGGGTCAACGTCGCAGATGTCGGTGCCGAAGCAGGTGTAGTCGCGCCCTTCTTCGTACAGCAGGTTGGTCGCGTTCCCTGACGTGGTCGCCCCGGTGATCACCGTGTACGGCTGGAAGCCGCAGTTGACGAACAGGTTGTTCTTGAACGTCCCTGACGCGCCCTCGTCCAGCCGGGTGGTGGCGCACTGACCGGCCTCCGGGCCAGCCATCGTGTTGTTCACGATCACGACGTTCCCGACATGCTCGAACGCTGCCGCAAGCGTCATCGGAAACCCGCCTTGCGCGCCGACGATCACGTTGTTCGTGACCGTCCAGTTGAAGTCGTGCTCGTACTCGCCGTTAACGTCGGAGGTCACGTCGCGGACGAGGATGCCCTGGTGCATCGCCATCACGGTGTTCCCGTCGATCGTGATGTTCGTCGCCGACTCGCCCGCGTTGCCGAAGCTCCACGACTGGAACCCGTCGACGTGGCAGTCGTACGCGGGCGGCGCGGGCGCCCAGCAGTCGGTCGCAATCGTGCCGTGCCAGTAGTTGCCACGGTAGGTGATGTTGTCGCCGAAGATGCGTGCGTAGTCGTTGTCGTCGGCGCCAGCACCGGCCAGGGCGCAGGCGCTCCCGTTGGCGACGCATCCGAGCAGCCGGTTCATCTCGTTGTTCGAGAACGTGCAGTCCTCGCACACCGCGACGAACCCGAACCGGGTCTCGGTGCCGTAGTTGTTGTCCACCAGCACGTTGTTCGCGCGGGGCAGGCCCGCGCCGACGTCGCCCGCGATGACACACACGTACGGCTTCTGCCACGCGTTCGCGTGAACGTCGCCGTCGCAATAGTTCTGGATGATGTCCACGTCGGTCTCGCCGCTGCCGACGCTGAAAATCGCGCTGGAGTACGTGCCCAGCCCTTTGAAGCACTCGACGCGTACGTAGCTGGCGTTAACGGTGAACCCGGTGACGGTGACGTTCGGGTTCGGCCTCGTGTCGGGCGCGTTCACGTCGGTGTTCGTGGTGGTGGGGCAGGCTCCATCGGTGTACTCGCCACGCCAGGTGATCTTGTTCCCAGCCGTGCCGTCCGTCGTGACGTTGACGGCTGTCGAGTAGGTGCCCGCCTTCACGACGATCAGATCGCCCGGCTGGGCGGCGGTGTTCGCCCCGGAGAAGTTGTTGTCACACACCCACCCGTTCGCAAGCGCCTCCTCGTAGGTGATGCGGGTCGCGGACCGGGTGCAGGATCCGCTCGCCACATCGTTCACCCAAGAGTTGGCGGTCGCGCCGTCAGCGTCGTCCTGCGTGACCACGACGCCACCGGCCGCGAGCGTCACGGCGAGCGCCATCGCGATACCGACCCACAGCCTTCTCATGGAGCGATCCAGATGTTCGCCACGTCAGTTCCTCCCGGCGGGGGCGTGGTGGTCGTGGTCGGCGGCGGCGCTGTCGTAGTCGTCGGCACCGTGGTGGTTGTCGTCGGCACCTGGCACTTCGGATGGTTCGGCTTGCGGTCGCAGAAATCGCTGGGCGGAGCGCTCGAAGCAAGCTGCGCCGTCCCGAACCCGAGCGGCACCATCAGCACGAGCAGGAGAGCGCGCCTCACACGTACTTCCTGTAGGTGATCGCGATAACCGCGTCCGTCGTCACCCGGTGGAACTTCAACGCCGCCGGGATCGCCAGCTCACCGATGAACCCGGCCGGAAGGTAGATCCCGGCTGTCGCGGAGGGAGAGCTGCCGTCCTCGGTGTAGTGGACGGCATCGTTGCGGACAGAGATCAGGCAGTGCGTCGCGCCGGAAGGAACCGTCTGCATGAACACGCTGCTCGTAACCGTCTGGTTGTACTGGGCGCCGCTGACGACGGTTGGCATCCACGGCGCGACCTTCTGCAGCTGCGCATGGATGTCTCCCCCGATGTCCTCCGTGCGAGCCGTCTTCGCTGCGCCGGTCCCGTCCAGGATCGCGAGGTTGTTAGCCACTCGTCACCCGCCTCCTGGTCACGAGCAGCAGCGGGAACGTCGCCGAGTAAAAGGAGGTCGCCCTTACGCGCCTCCGTGGTCGCTTCACTACGACCACCACGGCGGGCCGCCTACTTCGCCTTTTTCGCTGCCGCCTGGACGCGCTTCTTGTCGGCCAGCACCTCGCCGTCGTCGTCACGCACATCAACGGCAGCAGGGGAACGGCCTGGGTAGTTCTCCGCCAGGTACGCGGCCTCACCGACAGCGGCTTCCACGTCCTTGTAGGCAGCGCGGGACCCGTCGTTGAAATGAAGGTAGACCGGCTTCGCCACCGCTAGGTCCTCTCGAACCACATGGTGGCGCGGCAGTTCACGACCGCCGGAGCCGTCACGCGAATCCCGATCACGACCGAGACGGCAGTGTCGGGGGTCTGCCCGAGCGGGAACCGCTCGAACAGGGTGCCACCGTCCGGGGTCAGCAGCCACTCATCGATTGAGGTGGCGCCGGTCGGCTCGGCCGAGTAGTTCTTCTTCGCCGTGAACCCAGCCGTCACGGTCGGGCCGTACACCTGGTCCACCGTCGCGGAGGTGCCGGTGCCGTCCGACGTGTACCGGACCAGCTCCACCAGCGCCGGAACCGCCGAGGAGGTGACGCCGTCGAACGCCAGCTTGATGCCCTGCAGGTCGATGCCGAACTGGGCCGGGGCGATCACGGCGAGCACTGTCTTCGCGGTGGACGCGGCGAGGGCGACGGCGCCTTCGGTCGATGCGGTGTAGCCAGCCTTCGCCATCAGTTCCCCCTCAATCCGTAGCCGCCCGGCTCCGCGTTCGCCTCGAAGTGGCGGGCGCCGCAGTCGCGGCACACCTTCACGAGCAGGCTCGGCGTGAGTTGCTCCGGAACGAGGTTGCGCGGGTCGGCGCAGCAGACGCGCAGCACCCCACGCTGAACCGTGTCCATGCCGTCCAGCTTCGTCATGCGATCGTGAACACCGTCCCGGTCGTCTCGCTGTTGTTCGGCTTCCAGGAGAACGTCTCCCCGTTCTGCAGCGTGATGGACGATCCGTAGTCCCACCATGCGATCAGCGGATCCACCGGGGAGGTCTGCGTGTCGTTGTACAGGTCCACGTACCGGAACGGGCCGATCGTGCCGCCCGACGCCGTCCACACCACCTTCGTGCCGGTGAGGGTGCCGGTACCGCCCGACTCGGCGTAGGTGTTCTGGATGTCCTCGCCACCGGACGTGTAGCCGTTCCCGCCGCCCAGCTCCGTCAGGTCGCCCCGGATCGAGTTGGCGGCGGTCGGCGCTGTGTTCGTGAGCAGCACCTTCTGCGTGTCGGTGTTCAGGTTGTGCTTCGCGAGGCCCAGCTGCTCTACGAAGTCGTTGTGCTTGTTGTACGCAGCCATCTGTCTGTCTTATCGGCTAGCGCGCGTTCTACCCAAGCGGCGTCTCCAGCCCTAGCTCTAGGCGGCGGCGGTGGTACTCGCGTGCGGCCTGATGCCGGACGCCCGTCCGCTGCCGGTGCTGCACCTCCAGCCCGGTGGCGTGGAACGGGTGGTGCTCGCTGTTGATCGGGACGCCGTCGCGGAGCAGCCAGTAGTGGTGGCCTTCGTACCGCAGATCACCGTTCCGGTAGAGGCCACGGACGGGGCTGGTGTGGCCGTCCTCGTCGCGTAGCTGGTAGGTGGCTACGTCGTGCTCTGTCGCGGCGAGGTCGGCGCGCAACCCGGCCGGTGCGTGCCGTATGACTTCGTCGCCGTCCACCACGAGCAGCCACCCGTCCTTGGCGTAGTAGCCCGCGATCTCCAGGAGCCGGGTGCGTTTCTCGGCTTCGCTGTCCCACAACTCCAGGGGCGCCTCGTACGTGAACCCGGCACCGGCTGCGGCCCCCTGGATCTCCGCTACCGCGTCCGGGCCGCTGCTGGGGCGCCCGTCAGGGAACCAGGCGTACGCGCCGTCCAGGGCCACGACGTGGTCGCACAGACGTAGGGAACCGACGGTGGCTGCCATCCAGCCGGGCGCCTCGTCGTAGAAGCTAACGCAGCCTACGAGCGGGGTTCCCAACCCACACCTCTCCCGCGGGCACGTCGTGCAGCACCACCGCGCCCATCCCGAGCCGGGCGTGGTCGCCGACCTTCACGAACGGTCTGATCGTCACGCCCATGTCCACCCGGACGTTGTCGCCCAGTTCGACGTGGCCGCCGATCGAGGACTGCGGGCAGATGATGCAGTCCGCCCCGATCACGACGTCGTGGCCTACGTGGACGTGCTTCATGATCCAGCTGCGCGGCCCGATCCGGGTGCGTCGCTGAAACCCGGAGTCGACGCTGCTGAACGCTCCCACCGTCGCAGTCGGGTGGATGGACGGCAGGTAGAACGGGCCGTCGCCCCAGTGGTGGTCGCGGTGCTGCGGCGGCGCCCCGATCAGGGCCAGGTCACTGATCAGGTTCGGCATAGAGCGATACGAAGTCGGCGGATAGCAGCGTCGCCATCACCTGCGCAAACGCCTTCTTGTCCTCATCGGTCGCCTCGTCCGGCCAGGTGATCTTGCCGTCCCGGACGATCGGGAACACCACGGTGTCGCGCCACCTCATCGTCGCGCCCTCAGGGTGACGCTGTTGTGGTCCTCGATCACGGTCACAGGGCCGCCGCAGCACGGGCACGAGTCGTTCCGTATCCCGTCGAACGCGTGGAACCTGTCCTGCGTCCGCTTCCACTCCGCCGCGCGCTCCTGCTGCTCCCGTAGGCGCAGCTCAGCGTAGAGGCGCTCGTTCTCCTCCGCCAGTTCGCGGACGGCAGCTTCCAGGTCCACCTGCGTCGCCACGGCCGCTCACGCCCCATACACCTTGTCGACCCGGTCGCAGATCCAGTCCTGCAGACGTTCCGGTATCCAGGTCTGCTCGTGCGACCACGTATCGAGGCCGTGCCAGAACCGCACCCACACGATCCTCGGATGCCAGAGCGCCATCACCGCTTCTCCACCGGGGTCGCGGGCCTGCGCTCCGCCTGCTCCTTCGGGATCTTCCCGACCGCGCCCATCCGGCGCAGCTCGCCGTCCACGGCCTTCACGCGGGCGTCGTACTTCGCGCGCTCCTCATCATCCGTGGCTCCGTCGGCGCGGCGGACGTAGCCTTCGCGCTCCTGGATCAGCCCCGCGATGTACGCGCGCTTCTGGCTGTCCCTGTCCACCCTAGGCTCCTGCTCCTCCATCGTCCCTCCTGACGGTTAAGTGGAGGGCTGGCCCCGTCAGGAAAACCAGCCCTCCACACCATGGCACCACTCACTGCGGCGCCAAGCATAAAGACAGGGCCGGAGGTTACCGGCAGAGCCGAGCCTGTCTCACCGCGTTGCGGATGAAGGCGCGGCAGATGCCGGATTCGTGCCGGACCGGCCATAAAGCGCGGATGCACTCTATGGCTGCGGCGTACCCGGCGTCGCGGGTCACAGAGCCTTGACGACGCCGGGGCCGAGCATGGAGGTCGGCTTGCCGAAGCGATGGCCGTCCCAGTCGATGACGTAGCCCTCGCGGCTGTAGTTCCGGAAGTACCGGACGACGGTGCCGGTGTTCCCGAGCGTGTCCTGCACCCGCGTGCCGATCGGGATGGAGAGCGTGGTGGTCATGCTGGCCTCCTGGTTCGGGTTGGCGCTGCTTTCCATGAGTCCAGTATGCCCCTCCCAACCCACAATGTAAAGGGTCGTTGGGAAATAACCCGAGAAAAACCCGCTATTTGCGGAAAATACGTCGGCCCTCCGCAGAAAGAGAGCTGCGGTTCACCAGGAACGAGCGAGCCAGTCCGACGCTGCCCGTGCTCGAAGTAAAGCAGGGGGCGGGCGGTTGCGGCCACCACCCATCCCCCTGCTTCGTTGTTCCCCAGGCTAGGGGATCTCACGCATCAGCGGCTCGCCCTTCTTGAGCGCCTTCGCGTCCTCCTTCGCCCGGTCCAGCGCCCGCTGCGCGTCCGCCACGTGGGCGTCCGCTGCGGCCTTCCGCGCGTCGTCCGAGTCGGAATCGACCCAGACGGCCGGGTTGACGATCTCGCTGTCCTGCAGGCCCGGGCCGTAACCCATCTTCGCCCGCATCGCAGCGTTCGGATCGAACCGTGCCTCGCGGCCCAGCTTCTCCGGCCCCGCGTGCCGCGGGTCGGGTGCGGGCATGTCGCCCTCGCTGACCTTGAGGACCGTGAGTCCGTGCTCGTCCACCTCCGCGTCGGCCGGAGGAGCGGCTGCGGCGACGTGTGCTTCGTGCTCCTTGTCTGCCATCTTGCTCTACCTCCCTCCTTAGAACGTCGGGGTGATGAGGCCGGTGCCGCCGATGGTGCTGATCAGCGCCGGGTAGCGGCCAGCCATGAAGGCGAAGTAGCCCCACACGCTGAGCCGGACGGTCAGGGTGCCGGAGCCGATGTCCTCGAACACGCGGTTCCGGGGTGCGCCCTCCTCCCAGAGGAAGATCTGGTTGGAGTCGAACACGAGGATCATGTCTTCGTTGGTGCCTGCCCCGAGGTTCGTCGGCAGCGACGGGTCCACGACGATCCGGATGCCCATGATCTGCCCAACGAGGCCCTGCGGCGCGTTGCTGGTCTGGTCGGCCAGGCTGTTCTGCGCGTTCCCTGCGAGCGCGAGCGGACGGCCTGCCGTGTCCACCGCACCCAGGAACGTCGCCCAGCGGCGCGGGTGCATCACGATCGTGTCCGGCACCCCGAACGCGGTGCTGATGCGCTGGATCGCGTCCGCCAGCTTCGCGTACAGCTCGCCGACGGTCGGCGACGCGTCCGTGTAGGTGACGGCGTTGATCGAGGACACGTTCCGGATGCCGAGTGCCTGCCCGGCCGAGCCGGAACCGCTGATCACCTGGATGTTCAGCTTCGTCGCATAGTCACGAGCGAGATCCCGGAAGATCACGTCGTCCATGCCCGGGTTGCTGAACTCGAACAGCTGGCGGCTCATGTCCACCTGCCCGGCGATCGTCTTCACGCCCGCCGAGATGCTGTTCGTGGTCGGGTCGGTCTCGTTCACGGCCGCGTTGTCCGCCGTCTGGATGGCGGTCGCCGCGCCCGTCGCGAGCCGAGGCAGCACGATCGAGTTGGTGTTCGGCGGCAGCGGGAGGCGCGTGACCGCGTCGGCGGTCGGGCGCGCAGCCCGGAGCAGCTCGATCCACTGGTTCTGCAGGTACAGCGGCGGGATGAACTCTCCCCCGGCCGTGGCCGAGGAGCTGAGGTCACGCTGCTCGTACCGCATCTCGGTCATGTGCGCCCGGATGCGCTCCTCCGCGCCCTGGTCGAAGAACTCCTTCGAGGTCGCCTTCCAGAGATCGCGGAAGTAGCTGACGGGTGCGCCGTGCGAGTCGGTCGCGCCCTGCCGGTACGTGAGCGGCTCCTTCCCCACGCGGATCTGCGGGGCGTTGCCGTTGTCGGAGGTGTCGTCCTGCGGCTTGACTTCCTTTCGCGCGCGCAGGATCACCTCCTGCTTGGTGATGTCGTCGCTCAGCCGCTCTGCGCTGGCTGCCTCGCGCTGGAAGATCGTGTCCAGCACCTGGCGCTCCTCCTCGGGAGCGTCGGCGGGCAGGGCGCGGAGGCGAGCTGCGGCGTCGTCCATCGCTGCGATCCGCTCGTCACGCTGACGAGTGAGATCGTCGAGGACCTGGCTCATTTGCTCTCTCCTGTGGGTCCGTAGGCGCGCTGGCGGACGGCCCGCTGGCGTGCAGCGACCTTCTCCTCCAGCTCCTTCTGCCGGGCCTCCAGCTCCTCCTGCGAGGGCTGCGGGGCTGGTGCTTCCGGCTCGCCCTGGGGTTCGCCCTGCGGCTCGCCATCGCCCACCTGAGGCTCTGCAGGTGCCTCGTCAGGTGCGACGATCTCCTCCTCCGTTTCCGGTGACTGCGGCGCCGAGCGAACGACTGGCTCGCTCAGCACCCACGTCGTGGTCGTACCGGCCCCGCCGACATTCGGCACCACGTAGCCCGTGGCGGACGGCTGGTACTGGGACGGGAAGAAATACTGGTTGCTGCGGCGCGACATGATGCTGCGCACTGCGAGCAGGCTCTCGGTCGCCGGGTAGGCGCCCATCGCGCACGTCGTCACGTCAAACAGATCCCGTACTTCGACCACGTCGCGCTCGATCGTGTCGTCGTCGCGGATCCTCCATTCGTCCTTCTCCACGGTGAACGCGAAGCTGGACTGGTCGATCACTCCGTCCTCCATCAGGATCCGGAGGTCGCCGCTGTAGGTGGTCGGCGCAACACGGCTGTAGAACTTCAGGCCGCTGCTGATGCTGTTCAACTCCAGCCGGTACGTCTTGCCGCGCGTGCTGGACAGCGCCTTGCTCGTGTCGTGGTCCCACACGTGCAGCACCTGCGGGTCACGGGACAGCACGTTGTCGAACGCGCCAGGACGGATCCTTTCGCGGAAACCGCCCAGGTCCAGCGACCATTTGTTGTGGACGGCGGCGAGGCCTCGGATCGCGTAGACACCGGCTCCGGCGCCGCTATCCCGGACCTCCTCCACCTGGAAGCTCTCGGGGAACGTGTGGAACAGGTCGCGGGCCGCTTCGGCGGCGTGAACGTACTCTCTGACTTCGGCTAGGCGCGGGTCGATGGCAGCCATCACCTGTCTTATCGGCTAGCGCACGCGCTTCACCGAGGGGAGCCTGGGGGAGCGCGGGCCTGGGAGCCTGGCGGGGTCTAGTCGTTTCGGCTCCCAGCCCGCGTCTGCGAGCGCCGCCCGCACTACCTCGAACGGTAGCCGGTCGTGCGGGTTCGTGTAGATGCCGCGCGCCACCAGCAGCGCGCGGACCTCGTCAACGGGGGCGCCCAGTATCCGTAGGGACTCCTGCACCGTGGGCCAGCTGGTCTGGTGCTCGGGGGTGCTGCCGTCCGCGAGGGGCTGGGCGGGGTCATGCGCCACGGAGCATCCACCAGCGCAGCGGCCCCTTGCGCGGCGGGTGCCACCGCCAGTCCGGCTCGGCCGGTCCGAGCAGCACTCGCTCAACCTCGTCCGGTCCTCCGGTGAGCGTGACGGCCCGCCACGGGAACCAGTCCGACTTGAACAACCTCCAGCGGACGCGCAGCTCAAACATCGTCGCCGCCGGTTTCCGCTACCGGGTTCGGGGCGCCGCCGACCGGCGTGATCTGCGGCACCTTGCCGGGCGCTTCCTCCCAGTTGTCCGGGACCGGCGGCAGCGGTGCCAGCCCCTGCCGGGCGCGTACCTCGTCCACGAGGCGCACACCGGCCTGGATGTGTTTGTGGTCCACCTCCGCCTGGGTGGCAGCGTCGGTGCGCAGGAAGGACTCCACGTGGAACTCCGGGTACAGCGACCGGTCGGGGAACAGGTCCGCGTCACGCCGGAGCGCCGCCTCGATGCGGCTGAGCCGGGGCGCGATCGAGAGCTGGTAGAAGCGGAGGTTGTCCTGCTCGAAGTTCGCGCCTTGCCCCTCCACGAGGCCCAGGAACGACGGGGGGATCCGGAAGATGTTGGCGACGTCGCGCAGGTTCAGGTTCGCGCTCTCCACGAACTGCGCGTCCTCCATCGTCATGCTGGACCGGTTGAACGTGGCGCCGCCCTGCAGCACCACCGGGTTGTGGCTGTTCGCAAGGCCGGTCGCCTGCGCACGCCACTGCGCGAGCAACTCCCTGGCGTCCTCGGGGTCCAGCTCGTCCGGCACCTGGATGATGCCGCCGATAGAGGTTCCCTGGTTGTAGAACCGGCCCTCGTACTGGTCCTTGGCGAGCAGCACCCCAAGCCGCATCCTGTGCATCGTGATCGGGCTGACGCCCACGTCGGAGCCGGAAGCGGTCCACCCGCGGATGTGCATGATCGTGGACGCGGTGAACGTGTCTTCGCCGCCGTTGTCGTTGCGCACCCGGAAGATCTTGCTGCCGTCCTCGCGCTCCACCCGTACGCGGGCGGGGTCCATCACGATCAGCGCGATGATCTCGTCCTTGAACTTCACCTTCTGCAGGTACGCGTTCCCTCGCGTCTCCAGGCACTCCACGATGTCTGACTTCAGGTCGAACGCGGTGAAGTCGCCGTTCCCGGGCAGTTCGTCCAGGAGGCGGAACTGCCAGCTGTCGTCGCGGAGCCGCTTGTTCTCCATGCGGCCCTGGTACACGTTCAGCGGCAGCTGCGCGACGGTCTCGCACAACAGCCTGATGGCGGAGCCGACAGCCGGTAGCCCGACGCTGTCGGCGAGCGACACGTTCACGCCGCTGTAGGTGAGGCCTCCGGAGAACTCAGCCCAGGTCGGCGGAATAGTGGGGTCGGCCGCGATAAGGTCGCGGCTCTCGGCCGCTGGGAGGTCGCGCCGAAACGGGTTCCACCGCATACTCAGGCTATCGGCTAGCGGGCGGCAGCAGTACCCAGGCTGGCTGATGGAGCAACTGGTGCTCAGCCATGAACAGTCGCTGTCGTCGCAGGATGGCGAACGCCCGCTCGTACGGCAGCTCGTACACCCAGCAGCGGTCTCGGTGCCGGTAGGCGATGCGGAGCGTCACGATGTCAAGGGTTGTGACAAAAGTTTTCTAGGCGGCGTCCACGGCCGACCAGTCGAACACGCTGGCCTTCCGGCGCTTCTGCCCGGCCATCATGTTGACCATCGCCGCCGCCACGAGCGCGTCGATCACCCTGCGGTCCTGCTGCGCCGCGTTCCTGGTCTCCACCGGACGGGCGAACACGTAGTCGCCGCCCGGCAGCACGCGCGCGACGGCGTTCAACACCTGACGGGAGAACTCAGGCTCGTTGTGGTGCTTGATCCAGCCTTCCCGCAGGCCTTCCATGAACCGTTTGGTGGACTCGGCCCGGTTCGGGAGGCTGTTCGTCCATTCGATCACGTCGCAGCCGATCTCCTCCTCCAGCCACTCGATCAGCTCGCGCGCCTCGGTCGGGTCGATCACCACGCGCTGGATCGGGTTGCGGTAGTGGATCTCCGCCACCGCCTCCTTGATCAGCCTGGTGGCGAGCGCCGTCTGGTCCCGGGGCGGCGTCAGGATCCGTGTGTGCTGGAAAACCCGTGTCTGGCCCTTCACCCACAGCGGAACGAGGGCGGTCGTGTCCCACTTGAACCCGAGGTCCACCCCGATGTCGACGGCGGCGCCTTCCGGGATCTGCGGCGCGCCGACGGCGGCTCCGGCCCACTCCTCGTCCGTGATCGCCGCGAACATGCTGCGCGTCGGCAGGTTGCACTTGAACCTGCGCCAGTGCCCGGTCTCCATCGTCGGTGACTCGAAATCCTCCCGGAGCGTGTCCACCGTGATCGTGGACAGCGGGTTCGCTTCCTTCACCAGCTCAATGTCGGTGAAGTCCGCGTCCGTCGGGACGGCGTACTCGTGCAGCAGCATCCGGTCGCTCTTGGTCGCACGCAGGAAGCACCGGCCCTGCCGGTCCCGTTCGGTCGCCTCGGCGCGGATCCGCTCGCGCGCCTCCTCGAACTCGCCTCCAGGCTCCCCCGCCGTCGAGATCGTGAGCAGCTGGGCGCCCGGCCGCTTCCTCAGCTTCCCCACCCACGTCAGGTAGAGGCCTAGGCTCTTGTGGCGGTGCAGCTCGTCCAGGATGCACAGGGTCGGGATGATCCCGTCGCCGGTCCGCTCGTCGGCGGCGAACACCTCCATCACCCCGTTCATCTCCTTGTTCTGCACGTTCACGTACCCGTCGAACGGCCGGATCCCCTTCGCCGCCTCGTACTCGCTGCGGTGGACGAACCCGCGCGCCTGCCGGTACAGCCACCGCGCCTGATCCTTAGAGCTGGCCGCGATCGCAATACTCGCGTCCTCCTGGTAGCGCAAGTGGTACAGCCCCAAGGCGGCCATCAGGGTGGTTTTCCCGTTCCCTTCCGGCACGATCAGCCAGCACTCCCGGAACCCGGCGAACACGTCCCCGATGTAGGCCATCTGCCATGGCTCCCACGCCACCGGCTCGCCGCTGTCGAGCAGCAGCCCGGCGCTCCAGGCCAGGAAGTGCGGCAGGGTGCGGAACCCGTCAGGCGGAACGGTAGGTGCCTCCGTGCGCCTGCGCCCACTCCTCCCGCAGCTTCTCCGCCTCCTCGTCCGACAGCCTCCCAGGGAAGTCGATGAACCCGGTCGGCCGGTTCAGCTCCGCGAACACCACCTGCACCAGCCGCTGCCACTGAAGCCCATTGAATTCGGCTTCCGAGGTCAACGTCATGGACAGCGCGAACCCGTCGTTCTCGAACACCAGCCGGTGCTCTACCTGTGCGTCATCAGCAGCCATCTGCCTACCTCCTTCGTCCTGCAGTCCGTATCGCCCCACCATGCACGCCAGATCGTTCCGCCCCAATCCTCCATCCTGATCCTCACGGCCGCTCTCCGAAGTCGAAGCGGTCGAGGCCGTCTTCTAGGCGCTCCATCGCCGAGGCTGTTCCCATGCCCATGCGGCGACGCAGGTTCTCGGCTGCCTCCACCGCCTCCACCAGCGCGAGCACCTCGATGCGCGACACCATCACGCCCTGTCGCGTTTCGCCAGTGACCGGGCCATCTCGCGCTTGATCGCTTGGATGGCCTGCTCGAATAGGCCACGCTCGACAGGCTCCACTTTGGGGGCTTCGAACGGAGTCCAGTCCTCTCCAAAGTCGAAGCGGGCGAGAGCGTCTTCTAGCTCGGCAAGTGCGGACGCGGTGCCCATGCCCATGCGGCGCCGCAGGTTCTCGGCTGCCTCCACCGCCTCCACCAGCGCTAACACGTCACCGCAGCGGAACCCCTCGATGTCGAAGACGTAGCCACTACTAGCGCGCTCGCGTAGCGCCCGGATGCTGACGCGGTCACCCATCGCTGCCCCCGAAGTCGAAGCGGTCCAGCGCCGCCCGCAGATCGGCTGGCTCCTGCTGGCCGCGCATGTGCAGCTCCGCCAGCTCCACCGCCTCCACCAGCGCGAGCAGTTCAGCTCGATACATCGGGATCAGCGGCGGGTGTGTCTTGCGCGTCTTGCCGCGCAGC